GGCAGTCTCTGATTGTGCCAATCTTTCTTACGCCAGACTTACCATGAATCTTTGGATCTACAAACTTTGGCATATCCTTGAACCATTTTGGAAAAGCATTGATTGCTGGCTCTGGATGTGGACAGCCCAATTCGTCAAACAGTTCTTCAAAATAAATCTTTGGCACATTAACTCCTATTGATAATGGGGGAGGGCGCAGTGCCCTCCCCCGCAACATTACCAATCAATGTTGGTTGCAGATGCTGTCGATGCTGGAGCATCAAATCCTAGATAGTATGATTCCTGCTCTGCATAAGGAACCTCACGAACTACCTTCTCTAGATTGAATGGTTCGACACCAGTCCAGTCGTGCTTTTCTGTGTCTGGATCTCCTGGAAGCAGAATATAAGTAGTGTCTGTTCCAGTGCCTTGACGCTTCATGCGCCATGGACGGTTAGTAATTGAGCCAGTATCAATTGCATATTCACGCAAGGTGTTGAATGCAGATTGCTTTCCTACGCCCTGTGACCATACAGCAACATATGGATCTTCTATACCATCGTCTACAAGGAGATTAGTGTAGAAGCGGAAGCGAGCACGCCAGCCACTCTTAGGCTCCTTGCGATACATCTCACACCCAAAGCAGCGACCTTCTGAGTCCTGCGTACATACAGCCTTGCGCTTGTAATCCTTGGGGTTTGTGTGCTCAGAAACAACGATTGCTAGATCTCTCTCCTGATCGTAGTGAGGGGAATCCTCATCAAGTTCATTGACAAAGCGAACCTTTACGCTCTGACTATCTTCCAACTTAAGCCAACGAACCTTTGCTCCACCCTCGCCAGACGCTGATGGACGGTCCATGGCCTTCTCCATTTCCTTTAGACCCTTCATAATACCCATATAAATACACTCCTAAATAATTGATAATAATGGATTTTTTGTAATTTTTGATAGTTCGTGAATGTCGGAGTCTGTCATGTCTCCGATATCCTTGAACCTTTGTGGGAGCCTAATTGCTGTTGCTCTTGACCCCATTTTTTCGGTGATGCGTTTTGCCATGTCAGCACCAGCATCATCGTTATCAGGAACAACTATAACATTATTGAAGTATTTTGTCAATAGTTCTACCTGAGTTCTTGATACATTAGACCCTAGTGTAGCCACCGCTGGAACATCACATTGATCTAATCTAATCGCATCAAAGGACGATTCTACCACATAAACTATGTCGTGCGTCCTTGCGCGATGTAAGTTAAACAAAATCTTTGACTTTGGAAGTTTTGGGGTATTCTTAAAATCCTTACCATCTACAGACCTAGCAACAAAGCCCACGAACATCTTTCCATTAGGATCGGTCATTGGAATAATAATCATATCTTGATTTTCAGAGTATCCCAACAGAAACTTTTTAATAGAGTTTTCAGATATCTTCCTGCCCTCAAAATATCTCATTGCCCTAGGAGATTCAAGAGCCTGGTTATTTAATCTCTTAATTAGCAGGTCGTCAAATGGAATATAGTCAGGCTTCTTTTCTAAAGCATTATCGATGCTTTGAGTAATATCTACATTAGTCTTTGCAGAATCAATAAATCTTGATGCCTCAAAAAAGTTCTTAGAAGATGTATGCATGATAAGTTCTACTAGAGATCTTGACTCATGACAGGAGAAGCAAAAGAATGTGCCTCGCTCCTTGCTGACCTCGCCAGCAGGCGTGCGATAGTTGTTGTGATAAGGACAGAAGATTAGATAGTCAGAATCTACTTCTGATTCGATGTTGATTCCAGATCCGTTGAGGACTCTCCTGACTTGTTCTGGAGAGTATATATCGGTCTGTTCTTGTCTAGTCCGTCTATACATGCGGCATTTCTCTTTCCTATATATGATCCGTATACGCTTAATATAAATTCGTAGTGGTTTCCTGTATATTGTATTGTCCAATCTGGATCTATGTCAAGCCTAACAACATAGCCAGATTCTTTCATTGATTCCGAAAGTAGTCTGATATATTCTGATTTCATGCGTGGAATAAATATGTCATCTAATATCTGTCCAGACAACTCAAATCTTTTTATTCTTTTGTGCATGAAGTTCATAGATAAATTATATCAGCATTATTCAAAATCCTTATACAAGAACCTTCCTGAATCAAAGTCTACCTGCACCATAAAGTCTCCTAGAAAACCATTACGATTCTTCCTAAATACCGCCTCTAGAACATCGCTGTTGGCAGCACGACCAAGGGCTAGGAGCCAGTCAGCGTCGTATGCGATCTGGCGTGACCATGAGGTCTGTCCCAGAGTTGGCACACTATTCATATCTGTCACATCGTCTGGCGTAGCAGAAGAAATAGCAACAATGGGAATCTCTTCTGAGATGGCGAGCAACTTGAGTTCACGACTCAGATTCTTCATCTTAACAACCTCGTTGTCTGTGCGCTGATTGCTAGTCATAAGATTTAAGTAATCAACAAACACAATGTCTGGCTTGTATTGATCAATCTTTCCACGGAGTACGCTTGGGGATACCTCGCCCACTCCCTCATTAGAAATGATATGAATACTTGGCTTTCCAGTAAACTCCTTGTCCATCCACTTCTTAAACATATCAATCTCTACGTCGCCGCGAGACAATCTCCTGTGACTCCAAATGCCTTGACCAATAATGGTAAAGATACGATTACGAACCTCTGCCTCTGTCATCTCTAGAGAAACAATGAGCGGAGACTTGCCATTCTTCCAAGCCTGTACCGCCAAGTAGAGTGCCATCCATGACTTTCCAATGGCTGGATAGGCTAACAGAACCCCTAACTGCCCTGGGGTAATACCAGCAGGTAGATAGTTGTCAAAGCCTGCAAGACCCGTGTAAATGCCGTGAGCACCGCTTGCCTGCAACTCTTTAATTTGCTCAAAGTAAGCGACAGCATCATCAACGTCTGAAACATCTAAGTCTCTAACTGTTGAGGTAACCTTTTTAAGATTTGCAGTTTCTGTAATCAGACTGTTTAGAGCATCTGCTGCGTTTCCATCTTGAACCTCTGTTGCTGCTGAACGCAAAAGAATCTTAATATTGTCATTAAGAAAGTCTGTTCGCAGTTCGTCTAACTGATGCTTTGTGCTTCCAGTGTCTTGTGTATAGTCAAAGTCAAAGAACTTTTCTTGTACTATCTTTACTGGTGGAACAGTTTGATTCTGTTCATAATAATTTCTAATAAAAGACCACACATCGTTATGTGTTCTAAGAAGCGTATCAACATTAGCCTGTAGTAAAACATGTATTTGCTTGTCATTCAGTACCGCTGAAATTGTCTTAGCCTCTAGATTCACTTAACCATTCCTTTGCTTGCTTGCGTCGTTCTGCACGCAATCTGTCGTCTTCTTCCCTTGCCGCCTTAGATTGTAGCAGACGATCTACGTTGTTGGCAAATCCCTTCCATGTTGGATTAGAATTGATAGCAAAGTAGTATTCCATTGCACCATAGATATCCTCCATTGAAAAGGATTCTAGCAATGCGTCTGCTGCCCATTGCTCGTTGTACTTATTCATGTTTATCTGAGGCAAACCGCTGATCTTGCAATGCTTTTCATACCTGCTTAAAACAGCAAACCTGCTCTTTCTATCTGCCATTACTCCACCTTTGTATGCGATACAACAACTGTCATGCAGTATACATCATCATCCATGTAGTGCCCAGATTGGGAGATTAGATTTACAAAACCAGTATCTCCTAGCAAATTGCCCATCTGTCGAAATGCCTCTGCTTCTGTTTCTCCATACGAACAGAGAACAGAAACCTTTTCATTAGACGCAACATATGCATAATTATTTGCGCTATTGGTATTATTGAATTCTACCCAGAAGTCATCCATTACTCAAGTTCCTCTCTTGCCTCCTGCAACTTTTCTGTTAGTTGCTGCTCTACAAAAGAGTAGACGCGATCTGATGCCTCCTTTGTGGACTCTCCATCACGAACATAGTCCTCTACCTGGCAGTCAAGCCTGAGTGACTGAAAATTACCTGTATTGAGCGTATAGCCCAAAGACCACTGAACCTTTGTTGGCTCCATGTGAATAACCTTTCTAGAACGATTTGCCGTATTATATTGTCTCAGAGAAGACGGGAATGAACTTGCCATTCTCGTCCTTGACGTAGTAAATCATACCATCACCCATGGCATAACGCAACTCCTGTTCTGTAGGAGTTTTATTATTTGTTACGAGGCCGTCTTTTCTTTCCCTGCCCATATGCGTCTGGGCCATGAGATTCCTTGCTTCGAATATGTGATCCTCGCTGTAATAACTTAGGTGATGAAAGGCGGTTTCTCCACCAGGGAGTTCGCCTACGGGTTGAGGGAGAAAACCACGTTTTACTAATCTTGGTATGCTCTTCCTATGGTAATTTAGAAGTTTGGCTGCTTCCATAACCGTGAAAGCACGCTTCCGCTTCCTCTTAAATTCTACCATATTCATGGTCATTTGTACAGCCTTGGTGCAATTCCAAAGCGTCACTATTCCTTGTGCTCTACTGGAGTGAGTGATTCTAACAAGATCCCCATCAAGAAACCAAGTCTTTCTTCTTGGTCTTTGTATTACTGGCAAATCGATGATTTCGCGTTCATCTTCTCCATTAGCCATAATCTTGCTCCTTCTCCGCTTCTAACACCCTCATTGTGATAAAACTTCCTAGAGCCACACCTTATACAAAATGTTTCAAGGTGGTTGTGTTCTGTAAACGCTCTGTCTACAAAAACCCTTCCTTTACATTTTTTACAAATAAGCATAGTTCAGAAATTATATCATGTAGGAATACCGATGGCTGTGATATTTACTGTTGTCGTCACCTGTCCAGAGGAGTTGAACTTAACTACCCCTTCGATTCTTGAGGTTGTAATAGATCTAATAACAACAGAAACATCGTCACCGATATCTGATGTACCGCGATTAACTACTGTTGCAGTAGCAATTGGTGGGTACTTAAAGTCTGAAGAATATGAAAAAGAGAATGGCTTTGTTGTTCCCGCTGTTACCGATTCGTTAGTAACAATGTCAACATATCCAGCAATAACCCTGGCTGCTCTAGTCTGAATTACTTGATTTCCAGCATCTCTTGTTGATACCGTTGTGTAATTATATGTAGCAGATGATACCTCATTTGATACCTCGTTGATTGCATTTGCCAATTGATAGATGTATGTAACGTCTAGTGGCTGACCTCTGTCTGGTAGTGGAATTTTTGCCATGGTTAAATTATATCATCTAGGGGGTGGGTATTTCAAATATTGGTGTCCACGCGGATAGCCTGTTTCTATCCTCAGAAACTAACCTAAATCTAAGATAGATTTCGGGGTCTTGATCAATGCCAAGGCTTGCCAACTCTTCTGCACTAATAATTATTCTTTTAGACATTACGAAACACCCAAGGAGAATCTGAAGTCTATGTAGTTGTTTGAGTTTGCAGTTTTTATGATAGGAAGTCCGTTGTTTCCAGCAATAATTGAGTACCCCGACATTTTATAGATTGGGTTATCTGTTGTATTGTCAAGCCTGAATCCATCAAACGCTATATAATGATCGTCTGATGGTGAATCATCTGATTTTGTTACAGCAGCAAAAACTCTTGCAATCTTAATCTCTGTTGATGCAAAGTCTGCTGAAGTATAAAATCTTATGTATGGGAGAGTGGTGCTTGCAGACTCGTTACTGTAATCAACGTTTTGTGAAATTTGTGAAGAGGCAACAAAGTATCTATTAACATCTAGCACTGATCCAGGAACGTATATTTGCATTTTAGCAAAAGACTGAGATCCAGTTACTTCGTTCTTAAAGAACTCTACTAAAACCTTTACATCTTTTACCGCCGCCTGAGCAACAGATGTTCTGTCTACCATGGAGAATGCCAGTTTCAAAAGATCTGATGTGTTGTTACCAGATATATCAAAACCAATGTTGTTGAGATGAACGTGTGATCCGCTACCAACCCAGTCGCCATCGATTCCAGCACTGTCATCTATTGAGGAGAAATCTCCTCTCAGCATTAAGGTTCTATTTAGATACCTTGGCCCTTCTTTTCTATCTTTTCTTGTGCTGACCTGGAAAATAGGATCGGAAGTATTTGCATAAAAGGCAGTAGCAGTTTCTTGAATGTCTACAGTTGTAGAAGATCCATCAAAACCCAGGTTGGTATTAAGAGGTGGATCAGAGATTGCAACATTATGTACCTGCCAACTATTAGAAAAGTTAAATAAAACTCTGCTGTCATACTGAGAAGCAAGGCTGTTGTTTCCAGCAGACCAAATTCCTACCTCAGAAATTTCATACCTGTTCTCTGTTGGTAGTTCTGCTGTAAGAGACATTTTCGTTCTAGGGACAAGTGTTGAGCCGTTTGGTGATAAAGATACGGCGGGGCTAATATCGGACCCAATAACTGAGTAACTAAAAGTGTTAGAGGTAACGGCGGTAACCTCAAACTGACCATCTAGGGAGTTGTCAACATCGCTGACAATGACTGTCTCTCCTATAACAATGTCATGGTTGACTGATGTTGTTAGGGTAGCGACATTTGAAACTAATTCTTTTGTTGTTATCTGATAAGTTACAGAGTCATCAACAAAGCCTTTAGAAGAAATAGGCACTCTTGTCATCTCAAAATCTAGTCTTTTTTGACTATATGCAGAGTTAGGAATTGGGTCTGTCGGACCAAGGGGTGTTGCCCCGCATCCTATTGCCAAGTGGGTGGCATATTCTGGAACCTGACCCAGAAGGTATTTTGAGATTATTTCTTTTCCGTCGTTAGTTATCATGATTCATCTACCAAATTAATTGTACCATTCAGGAGCAACTGAACCTGTATCTCTTCACCATCTCTTACGTCTTCAACCTCTATCACAAGATCTCCATTTTCATCAAAGTAGGGTTCATAGATGCCCCTGGAATCTAGATCTATTCCAAATCTAGAGAAGTAATTAGTTGATATTGCTGTGGCGACGACATTGTTTGGATTAAACTCTTGCCTAACAGAAGAAAGATTCTTTATTGGTTCATAGATAACTTCCTGGCCATCAATCAAATCTGTTCTTGAAATATTTGCTAACTCTGTTGCACCAATATCTTCAAACAACAAATCTTGAAGTAGCGCAATTTCTACCGAATCATCATCAAACTGAATTATGTCGCTTGGTGCTTCTTTGATGTTTTTGTCAGGGGTTGCCATTGCTGTGAACCTTGGCAACACTGGGCCTGGTGGTGGAGG